GACCGAGCTTGACCATTTCATCTGCGTTGGACGGGTCTTGAGCGAACTCAAAGAACGCCGCCATGTCGTTCCCGAACTTTTTCCGGATATGCGCCGGAACCTGTTCGAAGGTCTGTTCGGCGCGCGTGATGATGTTCATTGCCTGATGAAAGTCGATTGTCTCGACGTTGTCGTAGTAGCCGTCCTGACGGCTGACGTGAGTGATAAGGCCAGTTTTTTTGTACTGGCCAACAATAAAGTTTATGTCGCACTCCTTTTTCATGGATTGCTTAGTCCGGGTCGGTTCCGGACAGTTGAGCGTGATAGGCGCACGCGGGCCATAAGCAGTACGGAAATTAATCAAGGCTAAACTCCTTAAGCAGTTCAGGAAATGACATGCCCTTAGCCGGCGCGCGGCCGGGGCGAGGCTTCGCCGATTTGAACTTCGGCAAAATCTTAGAAAGTTGAGAAATGCCGAACAACGAGTTCGCCGAGTTAACGAACGGCAACGCACGCTCCCCATATTTGAGAGCGCGCCCGTAGTCCGACGCATTTATATCTGCTTCAAGTTCGTCTCCGACAAGGTGCGCGCGTTTTTGACGCTCCGCTACCGATGTAAGTGACGTCTCCGCTTCCGTCCTTCGGCGGTTTTTAGGCTCCGACAAATAGCGCTCGTAGGTAAGAAGGGCCTCCTGGTTAAGTTGATTTTCCCTCGCACGCCTTTCAGCGGTCGAAGCATACAGATCACGAGTGCGAGCCCGAATTTCTTCGGCAGTCGCGTCTTTTACGACTTTCTCCGCGCGAAGAATTTCGCCCTCGTCTATCGCATTTTTGCCTTGCTGCCTCACAAGGTTTTTGGTTTCCTCCTGAGTCTCAGCGGACGCTTCCGCATGCTTCGCCGAAGCGCGAGCGGTCATGCTCGCGAGTGCACTCGATACGCCTCCTTGCAGAGTATTTTCTAGTCGCGCCATTCCACCAGCAGAAGCACGCGACCCTGATGCTTGCGCACCCGAAGCCTGAGCACCATGCGGCACGGACGGCGTAGGAGTAGACGACCCGCCACCCTTAGCGAAGCCAAGAATAGGGTTAAGACCTGCCCTACGAAGGTCCACGACTTCGCGTTGGTGGGCGGTGTTCGACATTTTTGTCGCGTATCGCCGCCCGATACGGGCTTGGGTGTTTTGGAAGTTTCGATTGCCTTTTGCCTCCCCGGACATAAAGTCACGATTGATGCCGGCCTGCTCGGCCTGAAACTCACGATCGATAGCCGCTTGCTCGTTATTGTTTTCCATTACCTCCCTTGCAGAGGCGAGGTTCGCGCTATTCGCGCGTTCCCCCCCGATTAAGTTAAGGCCACCTGATATCAGGTCGCCCCAATTGCCGCTGAGAGCGTCTGTAACGCCCTCAAACGCGTCTTTGATGAACCCAAACATCAGAAGTGGTCGAGCATACCCGGCTGGCCGTAGAGCGGCATAGGCCGCGCACAGCGCAGTTGGATGTAGGAGTCGTAGATAAAGTGCGGCTGCGACGGAACCGCGATGACACGATCTAGCGGCGGGTCGTCGAATATGAAAGTGGAGTTGAGCGTGGGAAGCGAACCAAACTCTTGTGCAAGATGCCACGAGTCCAACGATGCAGTCGCATTAGAGCGAAAAAGCCCGGTGATTTGACTGGGCTTGTACCTGTATTCGGCGTAGCGCTCTTGATAAGCGAAAACGTCCTCATCCGCACTAGTTCCCTGCGCGTAGATTTCCTTATTGAGAATGGTCTGTTCGCCTATGTGGGACAGGGCCGGCCAATAGAAGTCCTCGCGAGTCTGACGCGAGAACATACGGTTGAGGCCCTGTTGATAGCTCAAGTCCGCGCGGACGTTGACAAAACCAATAAGCCCGCAGTGCTCGGTAAAGGATTTCGAGAAGCCGTGCCCGGTGATCCCTACGGTTCCCATAGCTGCAAGGTTCCCTTGCGGACTCGTCGCGTCCGTAGACGAGGTCTGGGTAACGGGGTTGATATTAACCGGCGTACTTCCGCCTCCGAGATATTCAGGACGTTGCAAACGTGCGTCAGGAGATACGACGCCGAAGTGACTCCGAACAATCTCGGTGTACCGAGTGCCGCCGCGTGCATCGCGCTCGAACAGTCGCTGCATAGCGAATGCCTGTCGCAGCTGATTGATAGTCGCGGCTGTTGCACTTGATAAATCCACCTGTAAACGAGGGTCATCCCAGGTAAGTAGCTGACCGGTACCAGAAGAATTCACCGACGACATAATCGCCGTAGAAGTAGAGCCCTGGTGGCGCAGTGACATGCCAAGCTGGCCCGTCGTCACGTTGTCAAATAGCGGAGTCCCGCTGCCCGCTGAAATGACTGGCGCGGTAGTACCAAGCGGCAAAGAGACAGAGTCGCCTTTCTGCGGCCAAGGCAGGCCGGAAGTGAAATAGTCGTGACGTTTGCCACGACGTTTCAAAGCGTAGTCGGCCGGGTCATCCGGGCCATTGTCCTTGTCGACAACGATTGAGTCCTGCAGGTTTTGGTCGCGGAACCATTCGTTGTAAATGAGGTTGTAGGCCCGATGCCACAGGCTCGAATGCTCAATACCAGCAATTTTGGTGGGCAAACCAAAATAGTCGTGGAGAGAACCCTCGCCGTAGCCACCACCGGGGGACGTCATCGTAGGAATGAGAAAGTCAGTAGAGTCGCCGGGGTCATCCTGCGCGCCGTTGAAGCGCTCCCAGTTATCCCAGATGAGACGAATCGGAACAGCGAAGAAAAACGTCTCCATGCGCATGTTGTCCATGATGGGAAACAGCGGCGTCGCGATACGCGCAAACGCGTTGAGATTGAGGTTAAACGAATCGCCGGGCAAAGCCTCGTCGATGAAGATAGGAACCAAGTAGCCGGCATCGAACGTGGTTTTGAGGCCGTGACTCCGGTCGAAACTCGACCGCGGTATCTGAACCGAAGGCACTTGGCTGAACTGATGAGACATTACAGATTTCATGCTTTGGTACCCACTGGCATAAGGTCGACGCAGCGCGCGACCATGGTTGAATCGGGAATAATTGCGCCGTCCAAATCGCTCCACTCGCCGAGCTTGAACATTTCGTAATCTGCCGGCGCCGCATGAAGATAGCTAGAAGGGTCGCGGACGGCGGAGATAAGGGCGCGAATCGCTACATCGTCGTTGATGAAAAACATCGGCTGAGAGAACGTCTGCGCCTTGAAATCGAAGATTGAATAGATGCCTTGTTTCATACTGGCCTCGTTAGGTTTTGTACTTTACGTTGAGTGACTTTCTCACGAACGGCTAACCGTTCTGGCGTATTGTTTGAAGCTCGGTCAAGAGCTTTTCGAATGCGCGCCTCCTTGATTCGTAAATAGGCTTCAGGGTCATCAACTTCGAAACGCTTGTCGTAGAAGCGTGGCACGCCTGATTTAGCTCCACGCGTAACGACAAAATCGTCTGGATAAAGGTCTCCTCGAAACTCTTCATACCAGCCCGATGCAATGCCCGGACGCCGTGACATCGTCGTATATTCCGGCTGAATCTCACTGATAACTCCCGTGATTGCGTTGACGGAAAGATAGTGGTCATAGGCTTTGGGGCCATTGACCTTTTTGAGCACATAGCGGGCAACGTACGCGGCGCTCTCGAAGGTGAGCTCGCCAACCGTACAGAAGCCGTGGCCCCATGTGTCCTCAAGCATGGGGGAGTAATAGAGGCGCACGCCTCGTTCAGTTGAGTAGTGGACACGGTCAGGAAACGCGAAGCCGAACAGGCACGCGTGATAATGCGGTCGATGGTTTTCTTCCCCATATTCGCCGCAGTGGAAGTATCGAATTTTTTTACCTTCCAAACGTGCTCTAAGACGCTTCATAAAAGCCGGAAAGTGCTCTTTGTTTAGACTGCCATCCGAGGGCAGTTTATCGTCGTTATAGGTCAGGGTCAGGAAGCAGTTGTCGGCGTGCAATGACGCCTCGTGTACACACCTCGTGGCCCACTCGCGGGACCTGTCCAGGCGGCACCCTATGCACTGACCGCACGGTACTTCTACCGGTGCGGTCTTTATGGCTTGCTCCCTCTTGAACACTATCGGCCTCTTTCCGGACTTGTTTCGCATCCATCCGTACCACCCCTTTATCGGGTGGTAACACGGCATTACAGCCGGATGCCACCACGCATGGGACGCGGCCCCAGATTCTTCCGATGGGTGCGCGAAGCACCACTACGGAACATGGACCGCGAACGACCTTTACTCATTTTGCTACGCTTCATTTTTTGCTCCTTGGCTGTCAGTCAGCACAGTTACATCAAGTGGTGTAACTGTGCTGAGGCTACCTCAGGGGGTAGCCGTTTACTAGGATTGACCCTCAACCGGAGGGACTACACCCCCCTGAATGGGGGGGGTTTCGTCCCGTTCTTTTTTGTCGGCGAGACCGAGCTTGACCATTTCATCTGCGTTGGACGGGTCTTGAGCGAACTCAAAGAACGCCGCCATGTCGTTCCCGAACTTTTTCCGGATATGCGCCGGAACCTGTTCGAAGGTCTGTTCGGC